ATATGTTTCTCATTTCTTCATTTTCTGCCATTTCATAATCAAAATAACGAACGGCAGTCCAATCACCGGCTACAAAATCTCCATTGAAAGTTTGTGCTCTTGTATAAGAAGACGGACTAATTAATATTGTTTCATCGTTATTATTTTTCCAATGAACTATGTTATCAGTTCGTAATGTATTTTGTCCCCATATAACAGCATCAGTGCCTGCTGGTTGTGCTTGACTTGCATACTTTTTTCTAAAATATGCAGAGAACTGCTCATATGTTTTTGGCCATTGTGTATAAGGGTCAATAATATCATTTGCAAAATATATTAACCAAACTAATCCAACATCATTATAATAAAAGTCTGCGATGTCTTCTGCCTTTTCGCCTTCTTTCACTGTATATTTCAGATACAGATATGGATCATCTTGTGATAATCCTTTAAGCAAGACTGTTTTTAAACTAATATTTGTTGCAGATTTCTCAATAGAGAAACTGCTGTTAGCAAACTGATATTGTGTTTTAGGATAGTATCTAAAATATCTTGACATTTTTACTCTTCCTAGAAATATTCACGTTGATTTGCCGGTGTAACAGAAATGGTTGGATCAACATATTCGCCAGTATAATCTTCTCTTGTCCAAATCTGCATTTCTTGTAGTGTCATATTAATTTTAACCGCTGCCGGATCACCGCCTTCTAAAAAAGCAAGTTCACCACCACCATTATAATCAACTTGTATTTGGCTTACCATACACGGTTTAAATACGAGTGTATTAACTCCGGTGATCAATGGTATACATACGCTAGGATAGCTTAAAAATGCTCTGCCACCTTTTATACTATTGCCAGCAATATTTGCATTTTTATAGAAGGGCAAACTGTGTTTTTTAATAGTCCTAATAATTTGTTTTATAGTTGATGTTTCTGCTCTTGATTTAGGCGCAAATGTCCAGTTAAGCATAAATACCTTTAAATCAACCCCTTCAAATACCATCGCTTGAAATGGATTTGCTACAGCACCCATACCTGCTTCAATACCTCTTTGTGCTCCACTCGCACCAATAAGTTGTAGTCCTTCTCTCATAAAACCAGCAACACCAGCAGTTAAAAGTTCTCCCGCATTTGCACCACCCAATGCTTTTCTCAATGGTTCAAAACTACCTGAGCCTATAGATTCCATAACTGCATCGGTTGAAGTTGCCGCAGCGGCACCTAATATACCTATTTCTTGTCCACCAACTTTGACTTGTGTAGCATCAAGTAACTGTTCTGGTAAAGGTAAATACACTGAATCTAAAATAGTGCCTTTACCTCGAGCGGATTGTACATTTGTAACTCCACCAGTACGACCAGTTTCTCTTTCTTGATATGAATACTCTTTAAACATAAGAAGTATGCCAGTATCTCCTAAATCAGAAGGAAACTGCATACTTTGTAATGTATTATCTTGTTTGCGCTGGGCTCTAACAGCATCAGGCGATCTTGGGACAGGCATACTTAAAACCTTTATAAATACTTGTTTAGACTATTTATAGTGGAATTCTATGGCGTACAAAGGAAGATTTAGACCATCTAATCCTAAAAAATACAAAGGTGATTCCACAAATATTATTTATAGAAGTTTGTGGGAACTCAAGTTTATGAGAAGATGTGACACTCATCCAGAGATTGCTCAATGGGCCTCGGAAGAAGTTGTCATAACTTATCGTAGTCTGATAGATGGTAAAAGACATAGATATTTCCCAGACTTCTGGATAAAGAAAATAAATAATGATGTGACTCTTGTAGAGATTAAACCCGCAGTGCAATCTGTACCTCCTCAGAAAGCGTCAAAGCTAACAAAGAGGTATATTGAAGAAGTAAAGACTTGGGGCACCAACTTATCAAAGTGGCGAGCCGCACAAGAGTATTGTGATGATAGAGGTTGGACGTTTATGGTTCTGACCGAAAAAGGAGAAGCAAACCATTGGCGACAGTATTTGACAGACTCTTGACGCAAGGTGTGCGTGCAGGACAAATACCAGCACGTACTCAAGAAGCACGAGAATGGTATCGTGACGCAGCGTCTAGGATTACAGCACTACAGCCAGGAAGACTTGTAAGGTCAGACCCAGAACGAGCACGTTCTACGATTCGTATCGGTGATATGTATTTGTATCACTATGATCCGAAGTACAAAGAGACACTTCCATATTACGATAGATACCCTCTCGTATTTCCTTTTAAAAAAGTTCCAAGAGGCTGGCTAGGTATCAATATGCATTATCTACCATTAGAGTATCGTGCGAGATTAATGGATGCTTTATATGCTTTGACGACAAATCAGAGATATGACGAGCAGACAAGACTTCGTATGAACTATGATATACTCAATGGCGCATCAAGATTTCGTTGGTTCAAGCCAACAGTACATCGTTATTTAATAAATCATGTTGAGTCAAGACTTATTTACATTCATCCTTCTGAATGGGATATAGCATTATTTTTGCCTCTTGAAAGATTTTATGAAAACAGAAAACGAATTCGCAAACAACAAGTCTTTAAAGACTCAAGAGCAACCGTTAGAGGAATGCAATAATGGTATTTAATGTAGCAGATTTTAGAGCACAAATATCAAAAGGTAAGTTTGGCGCTCTTGCTCTTTCAAATAAATTTATCGTAAGGCTTACACCACCACCTAAAGTGTTAAGTGGAAGTGGTGGGTCTTTCACATCAATGGCAGACCTTTCATTTTTCTGTACTGCCACAAATTTACCAGGCAAAACAATTAATACTTTCGATCATAAACCATATGCTTATGGGCAAACAGTTAAAATGCCTTTATCTCGTACTAATGATGCGTTAACAACGTCTTTTTTTGGTGATTCTAATTTTGTAATTATGGGATTTTTTCATCGCTGGTTAAATTTTATTATACAAGATGGTGGTGAAATTTGGAATAACAGAGCATATAGAGAAGTTGCTTATAAAGAAGATTATGCTACGACATTAGAAATTATTGGATATGATTATAGCAGTTCTCAGAAAGTGACATATACACTATACAATGCATTTCCAACACAAATTGGCACTGTGCAAACTGGATGGGAATTAACTGATCAAGTTTTGATGATACCTATAGAATTTACTTATGACGATATGACAATTGAACAAACTTCTATTGGTGGTATAAATAGACCGAGAACGCCCATAGGGTTATTTACGAGACTTGCACAAGCAGCGTCTATTGTTGGTGTGATAAGCACTATTAAAAGACCTCGTAATATACAAGATTTGATTAACACTGGCACAACAGTCAGGACTCTTGGAAGAGGACTTGGCGTATTTTAATGGAGTGAACTAAACTATGGCATTACCTAAAATTGATTCGCCTATATTTACCTTGAAACTGCCCTCATCACAAGGTAAAAAAAGCATAAAATATCGACCTTTTACAGTAAAAGAAGAAAAAATATTATTAATAGCTTCTCAGTCTCAAGAAGAAAGTGATTTGATCGATTCAATTAAACAAATTATTAATAATTGTTTACAGACAAAACTTGACGTTGATGATTTACCAACATATGACATAGAGTATATTTTTAAACATCTTAGGGCTAAGTCTGTTAATAACATCATAGAATTAAGTATTAAAGATGAAGATGATGATGAATATTATGATGTTAAAATTGATTTAGACGATGTGGAAGTACATTTTGATCCAGAACATGTCTATTTGATTGAAATTAATAAAGATATATCAATCACTATGAAAGATCCAAGTTACAAACTTGTACAAAAAATTGCTAATCACAAAAAAGAAGATGAAGCTATTTTGGAAATGGTTATATCGTGTATCAAAGAAGTGTTAATAGGTAAAGATGATGTGGTATTGATGGAGGATCACACTAAAAAAGAACAAGAAGAATTTGTCAATTCATTATCATCACAGACGATGCGTGATATTGAAAAATTTATGAATACTTTGCCAAAGCTATCTCATAAGATAAAATATACAAGACAGGATGGAACTGAAGTAGAACGAGTAATTGAAGGAATGCAAAGTTTTTTTACCTGATGATGATCCATAATAATATTTCTAATTATTATAAGGTCATCTTTTCATTAGTTCAACATCATAAATATTCTATTAGTGAAATTGAAAATCTTATACCATTTGAACGTGACTTATATGTCGAAATGCTTGTTGATTATATTGAGGAAGAAAAATTAAGACAACAAGGATAAAGTTTAATGGCCGAAGAAGAAGTACAAAAGACGGTTACAGTTAATGCCGATGCAATGAAAGGCGCTGACCTCAATGGTGATGGTCACATCGATGATGCCGAAATGGCAATGTATCTTGAGTTTAAGCGAAAAGAGTTAGAAGACGCTGATGCTCGTAGAGACGCTATGAGGCAGATGACTTGGTTTGCTTTGTTTGGTATGCTTCTGTATCCGTTTAGTATTACATTTACTTCTGCTATCGGTCTTGAGAAAGCGGCAAATATCATTGGTGATATTGCTCCAACATACTTCGTTGCTATCGCTGGTCTTGTTGCTGCTTACTTTGGTGCGAATGCTTACAGTGATAAGAAGAGTGGTGATAAGCCTAAGCCTTCAGCACCAGCAGCACCAACTAAGTAATTACTTGAAACGCTATAAAGCGATTATACTATGATTCTTGAAAAAGTCAATAGGAAATTATAAAAAAATGGCTGATAAAACATTAAAAGACGTTGTTGAGGAAATAAGATCTCAAGGCGAGATGAATGGATCTATGGATGTAGCAGTCACTGAGTTAAGAGGTATTAAAAGTAATTTACAAACATTGGGTGAAACATTAAATAACACACTTAAAATGGGATTTGGAGATTTAAAGAAAATTATTAAATCATCGTCTGGTGGCGGTGGAGGAAAAGAAACTCCTGAAGAGAGACTAAGACGAGAAAGAGATACTTTAACTTCAAATAATGACCAGGGAAAAAGAAATCCACTTTTAAATATATTAAAAAATTTTACTGCAGGATTAACAAACACTTTAAAAAATTTTAAAGATATGTTGCCAAAACCAGGCACTCTTTTTAAATTAATATTGGGAGGACTTTTATTAGCCTTAGCATTATTTCCTGATTGGATAAAGAGAAATATTATTACTCCTATGGAAAAAATGCTTGATGGCTTTGATGAAATATATGATGGAACTGAAAATCCAAAAACAACATTAGGAAAAATTGCAAAAGATGTTAAGGACGTATTCGGTTGGATGAACGAAAACATTCATCCGAATGCGGGTTGGGTTGTTGGTGCAGTTGGAGCAGCAGCAGTACTAAAACCAGGTCTATTAGGTGCTATTACTGGTTTTACTGGAAATATTTTAAAATTTGCTCGTCGTCATCCTATGCTTACAGCAGCGAGTTTGGCCATTGGTGCATTTGTTACGGCTATGAATGCTTTTAGAGGAGAGTCAATTGAAACTGAAACAAAAAGAGTTCAGGATTTAAAAGACAAATATCTAGCAGCAGAAAAATATGAAGGTCCAGATCGTCAGAAACGCATGGACGACGCTGCGAAAGAAATACAGGCTTATTATGATAGAATTAAAGACACCGCTATTGGCACTCAAGAATCAATTGTTGGACCAATAAAAGAGATTCTTGCTTCTTACGATAAAATAAATCAAAAGGCAAAAGAAGCAACGAATAACCAATTAGTGGCAGCTTCTGAACAAGCTAAAAATGCGAAAACTGATAAAGAGCGTGAAGAAGCCCGTGCTAAATTTTATGAAACACTGCGGGAAAATGAAAAACAAAGTTTAATGGCATTTAAACAAGCAGTTGACGGCACAAAAAATTCATCTGAGTTGATGGCAGTAAGCACTCAAAAATTTAATGAAGCTCTTGATCAAGCAGGGAAAATAGAAGATAAAGACCTTCAAAAAGAATATCTTGATAGGCAACTTAGCAGAATTGATCAGGCTATAAAAGGACAACTAACCAGTCTAGGTTTTAAAAAAGACGCAAAGCAAGCCGATCTTAAAACATGGCAAAGTCAACTATCTAATGCGTTGGAGATGGATGCTGATCTATCAGCACTGAGAAAGATGGCGCCTAGTATAGACGCTGAGGCTTTTAATAGAAAAATGAAAGTTGAATATACTGGTGCTGATGATATGCCCGCTGAAAATTATTTACCACAAAGGCATCTTCTCAATAGAATGTTCAACATGAGCGAATATCATAGAGCAAAACTTGATGCATTCAAAGTGGATAAATTTGGACAAGCTCCGGAATTTGGTATACCGAAACAACAAATGGAAGAACAACGGAAATTATCTCGAAGCATATCCGAAATTACATCACAATTGGGGCGTACAACCGTTAATAGCGTAAGTCCTGTAGACGCAAGAACATTTAGTGGTCCTGTTTATAACGGTCCAGTTACTATTAATAATGATAGTTCAACATCATTTGGTTTGGATCCATACGATAGGGCTCAAAGCGCATTTGGTGGATGATAAAACGGGGAGCTAACCGTTGGCTCCCCACGAGACTATTTCTGGCGTCTAACCCTTACTCTATAGTCAGCCTTAATCTTCAGCTAACTTCTTAAAGAACGACAAACTGTCGTCATCATCGTCATCGGTTGACCATGGCGGTGATGAATCTTCACGCTGCGGTTCTGGAGCAGATGCTTCTTTGAACTTAGGCTTGAAGTCCATCACCGCTGGCTCGTCTTCCTCGGCGGTAGTTTTGGGTGCGTGTACACCGC